AGTCAAAACTTAAACTTTAAAGCGGAATTTAATGAGTATTCGGGTACGGTGTTCGAACAAACATTATTTGAAACGTTTTATAGTAATTACATAAGTGATACGTTTGACCAAAAAAGAAGGTTAAGTAAATTTAAAGCTTACTTACCTATAAGGATATTGCTTAATTTGACGTTAGCGGATAGGCTTGTAATATTCGATAGGCTGTACAAAATAAACGAAATAACCACAAACCTTGCAACGGGTTTAAGTGATTTAGAATTAATAAACGAAGTAAAAGACTTTGTGATTGAAAACCAAGATAAGTTCTTTGCGGAATCGGTAGACCAAAGATTTATTACTTGTGATAATACGAATGTAACAGTAGATTGGAACGGAACGGTATGATAGAAAATATATTAAATTTATTAGAGATAGCGAAAAGAACTAAACAAACGGGGGAATTTACATCCATAGCATTAGGCAAAAACAAATTACCCAATAGTTTAAAAGAAGCGTATCACATATTTAAGCAAGAGTTATGGCAAGAAAAGAAGTAGTATTAGAGTTAAAGGCGGAAACGGGTGCAACGAAAAAGGATTTAAAAGAAGTAGCAAACGGATTAGAAAAAGTACAAGACGCTGCGGAAGAAACATCTGAAGAAACAAAAAAGTTAGGCAATGACTTTTCGGAAATGGGTGGACAACTTGACACCGTTACGGGTGGTGCTATAACTAAATTTAAAGGTTTACTAGGTGGTGTTAAAAATGTAACAAAAGGATTTAGAACATTAAAAGGTGCAATTCTATCAACGGGGATTGGTGCTTTAGTTATCGCTATTGGCTCTTTAACGGCAGCGTTTACGTCTAGTGAAGCGGGGCAAGATAGGTTCCAAAAGATACTAAGTCAACTTGGTGTTATAGCGGGTAACGTTGGCGATATATTTACAAGTTTAGGGAATGTTATTTTAGAAACGTTAAGCGGAAACTTTGATGCTGCGGGTGATGCCTTTGACCTTTTAAAAGAAAGGGTTGTAAACTTTGGACAAGAAACGAGAAAGGAGTTTGCACTTGCGGGCGATTTAGCGGACAAAACATCGAAAGCGAATAAACTAGAAAGAACATTAATAGTTGACCGTGTAAAAGCTAACATTAAAATTAATGAATTAAAAACAAAAGCTGCCGAAGTTGATAAATTTACTAATGCCGAAAGAATAAAGTTCTTACAAGAAGCAGCAGCGGAAGAGGATAAGATAACGGGACGTGAAGTTAAGCTTGCAAAGTTAAGACGGGATATTAAGATTGAACAAAACACGTTAAGCGAATCAAATAGGGAAGACTTAGAACAAGAAGCACAACTTGTCGCAAATGTTTTACAACTTGAAGAACAAAGAATATTAAAAAACAAAGAATTACTTGGTGTTGCTGCGGGATTGCGTAAAATGGAAGCGGATGCAAAAGCAGCGGAAAGAGCGACGGAATTAGCAGCGATACAAAAGCAAAGCGATGACATAAACCAAATACAAGCCAAGGGGATTGAACAACAAAAAATCCAAGTTGCTGATTTAAGTCTATTAAAAAAGAAAACAGCTAAAGAAGATGTAGAGGTTGATAAGCTTACGACAGGTCAAAAGCTAGATTTAGCGTCGAACGCTATGGGGAATTTAGCAAGTATGTTAGGCGAAGAAAGTAAAGCAGGTAAAGCAGCAGCGATAGCACAAACAACAATAGAAACATATAAAGGTGCTACTTCAGCATTTGCTTCTTTAGCTGGTATTCCAATAGTTGGTCCCGTTCTTGGTGCCATAGCAGCAGCGGCGGCGGTTTCAGCAGGTATTGCTAATGTTAAAAGAATAACGAGTGTAGGTCCAGCGGTTTCGGGAGGTAGCAGTAGTGCGGGGAGTAGAGGTGCGTCGGTACCGTCAACACCAACACCACCAGCATTTAACGTTGTAGGTGCTGCCCCCGAAAGTCAACTTGCGCAAACGATTGGGGAAAAAGAAGATAAACCCGTTAAAGCTTTTGTAGTAAGTAACGATGTAACAACCGCCCAAAGTTTAGATAGGAACATTATTGAAAGTGCGTCAATATAAAACAAAAAGTAAAAATTAATATTGTAATAATATGAATATAGTAGAACTTGTTATAGACGAAGAAGAGGACATTTCGGGAATCGAAGCAATTAGCGTTGTTGAAAACCCCGCCATCGAAGAAGATTTTATCGCATTAAAAAACCAAGAGTTTAAACTTGCAGAAGTAGATAAGGAAAAGCGTATACTAATGGGTGCTGCTTTAGTTCCTAACAAACCTATTTATAGACGTAGTGGCGAATCGGAATATTATATATACTTTTCAAAAGACACGGTACGTAAAGCAAGTGAATTGTTTTTTATAAATGGTAATCAAAATAATTCTACATTAGAACACAACATACCACTAACGGGAATGTCGGCGGTTGAAAGTTGGATAGTAGAAAGCGAACAAGATAAAAGTCGTATGTACGATTTAAATGTGCCTATGGGTACTTGGATGGTTTCAATGAAAGTATTAAACGACGATATTTGGAAAAAAGTCAAAGACGGCGAACTAAAAGGCTTTTCTATTGAAGGCTATTTTGCGGATAAGTTAGAAAGACCACAAGACAAGTCTATAAAAGACGACCTTGCGAAAATAGAAGAAGAAGAAGCGGAATACTTATTAAAAGAAGTACGTGCTATTATAAAAAAAGACAAAAGGGCGAAAGGCGATAAAAGGATTGAAATGGAATCCTATTCCGATTATCCCGATGCTGTTTCTAATAACGCTAAGAAAGGAATCGAACTAAACAAAAAAGTAAACAATAAATGTGCAACACAAGTTGGCAAAGTACGAGCATCACAATTAGCACAAGGTAAACCAATAAGTGTTGAAACTATAAAAAGGATGTTTAGTTACTTATCAAGGGCAGGCGAATACTACGACGAGGGTAACAAGGAAGCTTGCGGAACTATATCTTATTTATTATGGGGTGGTAAAGCTGGACTTAGATGGTCGGGTGCAAAACTTAAAGAACTTGACTTGTTAGAAGCTAGTCTTAAAAAACCATGTTATGCGGGTTATGAAATGATAGGGTTTAAAATGAAAAACGGTAAACGAGTACCTAATTGCGTGCCAATTAAATGAGGGATTACAAAGATAGATATGCGGTTCCCCAAGACGATAGTCGGGGTTGCTTATGTTGGGATAGTAATACTTATTCTAGGGAGTGTTGCGATGACAATTACCACGCACAAGGTATTGGTAATATAACGGGTCTAGCATTAAGTCAAAGTTTAGTAACTATTGCAAGTTTAAGTGTATCACAAGGTGGGGGTGTTTCAACGCCAACCGCAAACTATAAAGGTGCTGACTTAGGCACGGTTACGGTCACACCAACAACATTTGCACCCGTAGTAACGGACACACCTAGGTCTATAACATCTAGTTTAGTAGTACCCGAAAGTGTTGTTGTAAATTCGGAAGAGGTTAAGTTTTCTAACAAAGGGGATACGGTAAGCAAAACGGAAACAATTACACAACCCGCTAATGTGTCGGTCGCCCTTTCGTGTTCGGATATTACCTTTACGGGTTTTGCGGTTTCACAAGCGGGTGTAATTACACAACCAATAATAGACATAGGAACTATATTAAGTACAACACCATTAAGCTTTCTTTTAGTAAGTACCGAAACAACTAGAACATTAAATGTAAATATAACCGTCCCATCGGGTTACACAAATGCGGGTGCAACATTAGCTTGTACAACAACCGCAACACAACCGATTGCAACATTATCAAACCCCGTTACAACCAACCCATATAAGTATGCGTTTACGGGTTACCCTACGGGAATCGTTATTTATAGATTTGCTTATAATACTGCGGGCGATTTCATAGATATAAAAGGAATAAGGGGCGAATTAGGTCAATCGTCGGGTATAACTATTTCATCTTTTAGTAAACCCGAAATAGTAGACGGAAACACAAGCGGTTTAACTATGACCGAAACCGAAGATGCATCTTTAGCTTTAGCGGGTGCGGTAATGGCTAATAGCGGAAACGATATACAATACTTTTCTAGTTCATTATTTACAACACAACAAACGGGTACGCCTAATATAAGTACGGTTTCTTATACTAACAACGCAAATAACGTTGCAAGCAATTACGGATTATATGATTCAACTAATAGCATTGGCATAGGCGTTTATACAAATACACTTGCAAGTATACCCGTTAGTGATGCGACTTTACTTAATCAAGCATTAGCCGACGGATACTATACAAGTTATAACAATACAAAGCAAGTAAGAATTGAAGATGGTGTAATACAAGAAGTATTAGACATTTAAAAATATAACAAACGAAATTAATAATTATTGTATATATATAAATTAAATTTATGAAAGCGACAGATATGTTAAACAAAGTAAAAGAACTTGTTGGGGTGGAAGCATCCGAGGAAGTAAAATTAGCACAAGCGACTTTGGAGAACGGTGCTGTTATAGAAAGTGAGGATTTCGCTGCTGGTAGTGAAGTGTTTATTGTAACAGACGACGAAAAGGTGGCACTACCTGTTGGCGAGTATACTTTAGAGGATGGCGAAACTCTTGTAGTTGAAGAAGAAGGCATTATTGCATCAATCGGAAAACAAGAAGAAGCACCCGCTGAAGAAGAAGCGTCAAAGGAAGAAAATCTTGAAGAAGAAGAAATGGCTTACGCCACAAAAGAAGAACTTGCCGAGGTTAAAACTATGATTGAAGAAATCAAGGCAATGATTGAAAAGAAAGAAGAAATGTCGGAAGAAGCTGAAGAAGTGAAAGAAGACGTTAAGGAAGAGCTTTCAAAGGTTGAGGAAAAAGTAGAACTTGAAAAAGTAACACACAACCCCGAAGCTGAACCAAAAAAAGAAATGAAATTATACGGACAGAAAAGACCTGAAACAACAATGGATAGGGTATTTTCTAAAATTGCTAATATTAAAAAATAAATAAAAAATGGCTACTACAACAAGTATTACAAGCACATACGCTGGCGAATTTGCGGGGGAATACATTTCCGCAGCTTTACTTAGCGGTGCAACTATTGACAACGGTGGGATAACTGTAAAACCTAACGTTAAATTTAAAGAAGTAATTAAAAAGATTGCAACGGACGGAATCGTGAAGGATGCTACCTGTGATTTCTCGGCTACTTCTACAATCACGCTTACTGAAAAAATATTACAACCTGAACTTCAACAAGTCAATCTGCAATTGTGCAAAAAAGACTTTGTATCGGATTGGGAAGCAATTCAAATGGGGATGTCGGCACACCATGACTTACCATCAAGCTTTAGCGATTTCCTTATAGGACATGTTGCTGCAAAGGTTGCACAAAAAACCGAGCAAAGCATTTGGGATGGAAATACAAGTAATAATGGACAGTTTGATGGTTTATCAAAACTTGTATCTTTGGACGCTGCTTTACCATCGGGTCAAGAAGTTGCGGGTACTACGGTTGATTCATCAAACGTAATTGCACAACTTGGGTCAATCGTTGATGCGATTCCATCCGCACTCTACGGTAGTGAAGATTTATTTATCTACGTTTCGCAAAACATTGCGAGAGCATATGTCCGAGCGCTGGGCGGATTTGGAGCAAGTGGTCTAGGTGCTGCGGGTACAAACGCACAAGGAACACAATGGTGGAATAACGGAAGCTTATCATTTGACGGCGTAAAGATATTTGTCGCTAATGGTCTTGCTGACAATAAAGCAATAGCTGCCGAAAAATCAAACTTATTCTTTGGAACGGGTCTACTAGCTGACCACAACGAGGTTAAAGTTTTGGATATGTCAGACCTTGATGGTTCGGACAACGTAAGAGTTGTGATGAGATTTAGTGCTGGAGTACAATATGGGATTATCGAGGATATAACTACCTACGGTATCACAAACTCCGCTAACTAAGAATTAATTAAATAACATAAAGGGGTGGGTGGTTTATTATCTACCTACCCCTTTTTTAATATAAAAAAAAATGGCGTGTAACTTAACAGCGGGTAGAAAAGAACCATGTAAGGACGTAGTTGGAGGAATTAGAAAAGTCTATTTTACGGACTTTGGCGGTTACGGAACGGTAACACAATCTAACGACGAGATTACTGACATGAGTGGTACTTTTACTGCCTTTGAATATGAACTAAAAGGGACAAGTAGCTTTGAGCAAACTATCACTTCATCAAGGGAAAATGGAACAACTTTCTTTGAACAGACTTTAAATATTACACTTAAAAAACTAACTAAAGAAGATAACAAAGAATTGAAACTTCTAGCTTATGGTAGACCACACGTTGCGGTTGAAGATTACAACGGTAATGTCTTTGTTATGGGTCTTGAGCACGGAGCGGATGTTTCAGGCGGTACTATTGTGACGGGGTCAGGACTTGGGGAACTTTCAGGTTATACCTTAACGCTAACATCACAGGAGGTGTTGCCCGCAAACTTTGTATCAGCACCAACCGCTGCCAATCCATTTGGTGGTATGTCAAGTGCAACGGTAACAGTAACGGAGGGAACTAATTCGTAATTAGTAATGTTGATTGATTGGAAAGGGTGGCATTTGCTGCCCTTTTTTTTTGCTTTATAAATAACAAATTTTAAGTTTTTTTATTGTATATATATGACAATATTACAAGAAAGTGCGTCGGCACAAAACTTGGATTTTATACCAAGAAGTTTTACAAGCGGAAACACGTATAACGTTACGATAGTAAACGAACAAACTAATACGGAAATTTACAATCAAGACGTTACATCTATTAGCGAAAACTTATATTACAATAGACTAAATGCTATCTTTGGCGTAAAGCAAGATAACTTTTACATGGTTACGATTAAATCGGGTACTAATGTAGTATTTAAGGACAAGATATTTTGCACAAATCAAACTATTGCCGATTACACGGTTAATAATAGTCAATATACGGAACAAAGTTCTACAAATGAATTTATATTTATATAATGGATAACTTACATATAGTTAACTTATCGTCTTATAACAGACCTAAAATTAAAGAAGATAAAAAGCGTGATTGGGTAAACTACGGGGACGACAACAATTTTTATAGTTACTTAATAGACCTTTACATTGAATCGACAACTAACAACGCAATTATTAATGGTGTAAGTCAAATGATTTACGGTAAGGGACTAGATGCTTTAGATAGTTCAACAAAAACAAACGAATACGCAGCCCTTAGAGGTATATTTAACGATTCTTGTCTTAGAAAAATAAGTTTTGATTTAAAATTACTAGGAGAAGCTAGTTTCCAAGTGCTTTACAAAGATGGTATAGTTGCTAAAGCCGAACACTTCCCACGTCAAACATTAAGGGCGGAAAAAACAAACGAAGATGGTAAAATAGAAGCTTACTATTATTTTCATGATTGGTCAAAAATAAAACCAAAAGATAAACCATTACGTATCGCAGCGTTTGGATGTGGTAACGGTAGCGAACCCGAAATTAAAATAGTAAAAAGGTATTTATCGGGTTACGACTATTATTGTCCACCCGACTACATGGGGGGTATTGCCTATGCGGAATTAGAAAGCGAAGTGGCGGATTACTTAATTAACGATGTACAAAACGGATTTAGTGGTACCAAAGTAGTAAACTTCAATAACGGAGTACCTGACCGAGAGAAACAACTACAAATTAAATCCGATGTAATGCGTAAGCTTACGGGTTCAAGGGGCGAAAAAGTAATTATAGCTTTTAACAATAACGCTGAAAGCAAAACAACGGTCGATGATATACCGCTAACCGATGCCCCACAACATTACGAATACTTATCAAATGAATGTATTGGTAAGCTAATGGTAGCACATAGGATTACATCGCCTTTACTATTAGGTATTAGGGATAGCAATAATGGACTTGGTAATAATGCGGACGAAATAAAAACCGCTTCGTTACTATTTCACAACACAACTATAAGACCATACCAAGATTTAATCATTGACGCAATGGACGATATTTTAGCGGTAAATGGTATTGCATTAAAGCTTTATTTTAAGACCCTACAACCGCTTGAATTTATCGAAACGAACAATGCTATAACTAACGAGTCGAGGGAAGAAGAAACGGGCGTTAAACTAGTCACACAAGTAGTAAGCGAAGATAATGCAATAATAGACGATAGGCTAGCTTATTCAACACAAGAAAAAGCCGAAGAGGTGGCTAAAAATATAGGTTGTGAAGGTTATCACACCCACGACTTAGATGGCAAGACTTGGTATATGCCTTGTGAAGAACACAAGTTATCTAAACAAGCACCCGAATTTGACGATAACAAGATGTTTGATTTGTTAGATGAATTTGGCGAAGATGAAAATTTAGACGAGTGGGAACTTGTTGACGAACGTCAAGTTGATTATGAACAAGAAGATGCTTTGGATAAAATGATAGGTTTGGCAAGTACGGGAAGTGCAAGACCAAAAGCGGGTAGTGAACAAGATGGCGAAAATAAAGATGGCGTACAATTTAAAGTAAGATACCAATACGCCCCTTTAAAAACACAATCGAATAGTAGGGAGTTTTGTAAAAAAATGGTAAGTGCTAAAAAGATTTACCGTAAAGAGGATATAATGCAAATGAGCCAATTAGCCGTAAATGCGGGTTGGGGATTAAGTGGTGCTGACACATACGATATATGGTTATATAAAGGCGGTGGTGCTTGTCATCACTTTTGGATGCGTAAGACGTATAAGGCAAAAGCCGAGGGGATTAAACCCGATGTTGGAAACCCTAATGCTGAAGTAAGTGTAAACCAAGCAAAAAAAGACGGTTTTAAACCCGAAACAAACGACAAAAAAGTGGCTATGCGACCAAAGGATATGCCAAATCAAGGATTCGTAAACAAATAACAAATGGCTGAAGGATTATTTATTACACGAAAAGATTTAGTAAAGTTTACTTCCGTAAATGGAAACGTAGATAGTGACAAGTTTTTGCAATACATAAAGATTGCACAAGATATACACGTAAGAAACTATTTAGGTTCAGACTTATTTAACAAGATACAAGACGATATAGAAGCAAGTTCCTTGGCGGGGGATTACCTTACACTTGTTACGGATTACGTAAAGCCTATGATTATACATTGGGCAATGGTTGAGTATTTACCTTTTGCAGCTTATACGATAGCAAACAAAGGTGTGTTTAAACATGGTAGCGAAAACGCTTCTAATGTAGAAAAAGAAGAAGTAGATTTTTTAATAGAAAAGGAACGGGATATTGCACAATATTATACGGATAGATTTATAGATTATATGTCTTTCAACGCTAGTAGTAAGTACCCCGAATATTATAGTAATTCGAACGACGATGTATATCCTGACAAAAACGCAAATTTCGAAGGATGGGTTTTGTAAGAAACGACTATAAACCAAAAGAAGTAAACATAGAAAGGTTAAAACAATATTTGCAAAAGGCATATATAACAAAAACCAAAAAAAAGTATTGATATAATATGGCAAATACAATTAATTGGGGAAAAATATACTGTTCGTCTTATTGGGGTGATACCGCAAACACAACAGATGCAATTCCCGTGTTTTCCGCACCACTTTGTTGGACGGAAGATATACTAGAGTTGTCATGTGATAGTACAAGCTTTAGTGTTGATAGTACTTCAATAACGGTTGACCAAACAAGAATTTAAAAAAGAATATAAAATAAAATATAAGAAATGGCAAGAATAGCAATAGGAGTAGGTTCAGCACCGAACGACGGAACGGGAAGTACCCTCCGTGATTCCATGGTATCTATAAACTCAATGACCGCTGACATCTACGGACAAAGTGGAACGGGCGATAGTTTGCGTGGTTCAACCGCACTTACCGCAGCCGCTGATGTAGATGTAAACTTTGACACCGCAGCGGTTTTTACAATGACATCTAGTATTACCGTAGATTTAAACTTTACAAACGCATCGATAGGCGATGTTAAAGACATTATTGTTACGGATTCGGGCGGAACGTCCGCTTTAACTTTTGACACGGGGTCAAACACCGTCACAACAATATCGGGTACTTATAGTGCTAGTTCGGGTGCGGTTAACTTTATACAAGTAGTTTGCACCGCTGCCAATACATTTTTCTTATCAATTTCACAAAGCGTATAATTATGAAGGCATTAATAGAAAAAGACAAAATAGTTACAATTTACCCAACACTACCTAATAGCTTTAAGGTTGGAACTACTTATATTCTTGGTGGTTCACAAAACTTATCGGATAAAAAACTTAAAGAATTAGGAATTTACGATGTTGTGCAACCTAGCTATAACCCACAAACACAAAACAAAGGCGGATTGTACTTTGATAAAAAGAAAAAGGTTGTTACTTACGATATTACCGACATTGATTTTTCCAAGACTTACGAAGTGACAGAAGAAAAAGATGGTAAAATAGTGAAAACAGGCGAGGTTAAAAACACCTACGATGTTGATACTAAAAAAACACAAATTATAGAGGTGTTAAAAGGTAACGCTAATAGACTTTTATCTTCGACAGATTGGCAAGTTGTAAGAAAGGCAGAAAGGGATATTGCTATTGATGCCGATGTAAAAACTAAAAGAGCTGAAATAATAGCTGAATATGATAAAAAGAAAAAAGAGGTAAACGCTAAAAAGAAATATGAGAATCTTTTAAGTTACGATACTACTTTTTTCCCTGTAAAACTTGATTAATGGCTTTAGGCAAAAGACTAATACAAACAGGAGGGGCAGCAGCTTGTCTTACTGAAACAACTGATATATTTGGCGATTCAAGTGGTAAACTTTTATATTCATTTGATACAGATGCAAGTGATGCTTCGGGTGTGTATAATGGTACATCTACTGATGTTGATTTTGGAGTTTCAGGAAAAATAAATACAGGTGTAAGATTCCCACAAACTACATCTCAAAGAATACAATTTACCAATCCAATTAGTAATGCTTCAAACGCTGATTTTAATGTTTCATTTTTTGTTAAATTTAGAAGTATTACAGGTTCAGCACCAAATTTCGCTTATGTTCTTGTAGGTAACCCATCTAATCAATATGGACCATTTCAAATATATACTTATTACCACGCAAGTGGTTTAGTATTTATGCTGCAAAGGTCAGTTAGTGGTAGCGTGTATTATAGTACAAACTACGATACAGATATACCTGTTAGCGTAACAGCAAACACTTATCATCATATTTCTATAAACTATACAGCATCAAGTTATGGTATTGAAATATTTAAAGATGGTGTTTCTGCTGGAACTTCTACTTTAGACCAATCTGCTGTTTTAACACAAGTTACTACATCAAGTTTAGGATATAGTGACACCAATGCTGCAAACGCTTTTAATGGAAGTTTAGACCAATTTAGAATATTTAATAGAAAACTTAGTGGAAGCGAAATAACAACTTTAGTAGGGGAAACAGCGTGTGTACATACATCTACAACTGATAATAATGATTTCCCTGTTACAAATGCTGCTTATTACAAATTAGATAATTCAGCAGAGGATAGTAAAGGAACAAATGACGGAACTGAAACTGACATTGAATATCGTTTTGGTCGCTATGGTCAAGCTGCTGTATTTAATGGGAGTAGTAGCAGAATAACCTTACCAAAACTTTCAACAATAACTGCTGATGTTACTGTTTCAGGTTGGCTTAATTTAGGTAATACAACGACATCTAATAGAATAAGATTTTTAGAAATTAATTTAGATGGTAATGGATATGCAGGAACTTTATCGGTCTTATACAAGCCGAGTAATGGAGAGTGGGTAGCGAGAGCTGGAAACGGAACTTCATCAAATTCAGATGTTCTAACACACACCTATACACTAACTCAATCAACTTGGTATCACGTTTGTTTTACAAGAAACGACTCTACTAATGAAACTAAGTTTTATATTAATGGTTCTTTACAAGATACAGAAACAGTATCGGTTTCATCTTCTTACCCTTCAGATGCCACAGGTGTAATTGGAGATTTAAATTATAGTGCAGGATTAAATTATAATTGGCTTGGCTCTATTGACCAAATACGTTTATTTTCATCTGTATTAAGTGCTGCAAATGTTTTAAAACTTGCCGAAGAAAAGCCTGAAACAGATACAAGTAATTTTAAGGCTGTATTGTATGAAGGAAATGGTGCAAGTAATTATATTTCTAATGTAGGTATGGACTTAGAAACAAGTGGTGGTTTGGTTTGGACTAAAGCAAGAAATCAAGCGTATAATCATTCGTTATATGATTCTGTTAGAGGTGTAAATAAATTATTACAACCTAATAAAACTAGTGCAGAAAGTCCTTTGAGCGATGGTCTTAATTCTTTTGAAGCAAACGGATTCTTTTTAGGTGCAAGTGATAACTCAAACGACACGTCTGGTGGTGCTGTAAATTCAGTTTCCTGGGTTTGGAAAGGTGGAGGTGCAGCAGTTTCAACTAATAACAATGGAGGTGCCCAAATTACTGCAGATGTTAGTGCAAATACGGCTGCTGGATTTAGTATAGTAAAATACACAGGAAGTGGTACAGTTAATCAGACAGTTTATCACGGGTTAAATCAA